GGTCCTTTGTAAGATTGATATAGTTCGTTCTTACATTGTTTGTAGTTATATTCTATTGTGACCTCTCATGTGGCCATGCCCTTTAGCAAAATTTTTTTTCTAAACTCGCAATAATCGTTGAGTATGCTCAATGTTTTGTTCATTAAAAGAAACCCTTAAAGAAACTCTTAGCACTTGCAAGGTTCTGTTTAAACGATACCATTGAGGCTTGCACAAACTTATTGACATTCCCTTGTATTCTACTTCGTATTCTGTCTGCACCCATAGGATTTAGACTGCCACCTGTAATACCTGATAGATTGATACCACCTAATGCTAACTTGGCCTTTTCTGCGATTTTCTCAACTACTGTTTTTCTTGTTAATATGGCATTGTTGATTTTTGCAAGGTTTTTGTTCGCTAAAACCCTATTAGAAGTACTATTTAAAACGGCATTAATAGACTTATTAGCGGCATCCTTCACGTTCAAGTCACTTGTATTCAAATCTACGCCTAACTGCGTAGCGATGTCTTCTACGGTACTTATCTGTGGTGACGGTATCTTTAAGTTCTTATTTTTCAATGGGACTAGTGTTGTTATGTCTATACCCGACCCTATTACGTCAATAGGTTTTGATCTAAAGTGTGCTTTTGCTTTAAATGTATCAGCGTTAGGCAGATCAGTAGCAAATACGTTACGTACTACGGTCATTGATGTAGTGTGCTTTTGTTCTATAAAATCTATTTGATGGTGTAGTGATTGTATTAAATAACGACCTGTTAATAATTGATCAATCACATCATCTTTTTCAACACGGCTCTCATCATTGCCTTGTTCTGTAGCAGCAAATGATGGTACATCACACCATACTAAATCACCTACGTTATATGTAAAGTTACCAGGTACGTCAATCTCAATAGAGAAGTAATCTCTACTTGCACTTGATAATGCCTGTTTTGCTGTTGCTCTTACATCAAATCCTATACCTTCACTATTTCGTCTATGATTCCATTTAGTACTAGGTTCTACAATTATACGTGAAAAATAATCGTCCATATACTTACGATTATCAGCATTTGTTGACTTACTTAATTTACTGGCATGTAATCTGTTAATCTGTTTCTTATTCGTTGATCCATATGACTTATCATCTACGGTGTAATCATCATCAAAGTCAGCAGGACCAGGTGGCATAACGCCTTGATATTTGTTACCAGCACCTGTTGGTGCGTCTATGTGTAATGCCTGTTCATAATAGTTTGTATATGATAGTTTTGATTTAACAAACTTCTTATCAATAAGGTCGTGGGCATAGGTCATACTACCAAACATACCACTTCTTGTATTTGCTAATGTGTTATATGAAGCGTCAAATGAAAATGAATACGGTTTAGTTACAACTGACTCTGCCTCACCATCGGGTGGACCAAAGTTAGGATTAAATGCTGACAATAGGTCTATAAAGGCAACAAATGGTCTGTTTCGTGTTGTATCTGCACCTTCTCTAAATAAACTTTCTAAACATCTAAAATGAAAACCTCTATTGTTTTCATAAAACATATAATGTGGTGTTTTAAAATTAACTGGCTCTGCTAGGTCTGTCATCATTCTTACACCATCTATAGGTCGTACATTTGGGAATGTGTATTTGTAATTACCTAACGTTGGGTCAATGAATAGGTCTTTTTTAGTGTTAAGTAAATCTTTATCTGACTTAACTAACTTGTCAACCATTTCTGCATATGAACCTTCTAATGATTTTGATACACGTACTCTTTCGTTACGTACTGATTCTATTGATGTAAAGAATAAAGCAATTGCTTGTACGTTTTGCTGTGTCTTAACCGATCTCTTTTCATACACTTTAAATCTATGATTAGTAGCATTAAGTTCTTCATCGCCTTCACCTTCAATTGGGTTTCTAAACTTAAATTCTAAATGCTCGTTACCAATGATAGGTAATGATTTAGAAATACCCATTGTGTCAAAAAATAAAATGTTACCTGATAAAAATGCTGAGTCTAATGATTGATATACGTTGACAACTGAAGTAAGACCTGATATGTCAAATTGCACACCACCATAACTATATAAGATTATCTCACTTGCTCTAAAATCGCCAGGATATCTGTTGTTTAAATCATCATATTTTGGTGCGCTTTTATCCATGTTACGCTCCTATCAATGTTCTAAATTCTTCCGTAATTAGTTCTAAAAATTCAGGTCTGATTAATTTGATCCTTGATTTCTTTGCCTGCAACCTAGATTCATAATCATAGTTTGTTACACTTGTTGCACCTGACACGGTGCTGTTTACTTGTATTTTGTGTGAGTCGTCAAATGATGATGTGGCACCACTTGATTGAGCAACTTCATAATGATGTATACCATTAACGTCACTATACTTATCGTTTATATACGCTTCAAATTGTACACTTGACATCGGCCAGTCATAAAATCTATCTTTTACATTGTTGAATAGTAAAATGATCCAATAGTATTTCTGATCACCATAATACTGCTCTGATACTGACTCTGGTGTGTCTTCGCCTTGTACATCATATAGGTCAAATAAGGCAGCACTTTCTTTTAATCCTTCTTTTATCTGTACTCGTCTTAAAAGGTTTGTTACTAACTTGAAATTACCTTCGCCTGCAGCGTCATAATAAATTTTAGGAAAGGCACTAAAATATGATGGCATTAGTCTGCTTCTCCATGTTCTTGGTTCTGAGCACTAGTTCTTAAATCGTTATATCTCGTTCTCTCCATTAGTTCTAGTTCTCTAAACGTTAATGTTGCGTCTATTGATACAGGATCACCACTAGGGTGTGTTGAAAACTTATCTGAACCATAATCTATATCAACACCTGTACATGCACACAAACCTATCTGATCTAGGTATGGGTTAATTTTAGTACCTTTCATAAATCTAATTACAAATTCATGTGGTACTTGATATGCAGCGATTGATGTACCTGCACCATATCTCTTTGGTAACATTGCGTCTTTGATAGCATGTAGTAAACCATTTACTACATCTGACTCATCTCTATTTCTAGGCGTAAATTTAAATGTAAAACTAAACGTTCTATAATCTATACCATTAAATATCATTTCTGTCATGGCTGCTGGTGCTATACCAGTTCTACGTTGTACAGCAGCACCTACACCTGCACCTAAACCACCAGTAGCAAATGAACCTAAACCTGTAACTAACTTACCGACTTGAGCACCAACCGCACCTAAATCAGCACCGAAAAAAGTGTTACTGTTCATTGCATCCCTTAACTTTGCAAGAGAACCTAAACCACCACCTATTTCTTCAGCACCATAATCTGCCTGTAAATTAAATTTAAGTGTTTGTGGCATGTAAATAGCAATTGTATTTTTTACATTTCTTTGAGAACCTTTACCTGTAGGTATACCTAAAAGGCCTGAAGTAGTACCTTCACTAAAAAATCTATTTGCACCATATACAATTTGATTTAAATTGTCTTCTCTCTTTGTAATTTGTGTATTATTAACTGCTGTATTATCTCCACTGCCTTTCGGCACTCTTTCTATAATATCAAATAAAATGTAATGCTCTTGGTCTTTTAAATCTGTTGTAGGATATACGAATACTTTATTGCTTTCTGTTTTACTAAAATTAGAATAATCTACACCTGTAGGATTATAATTGATAACACCTTTTTTACTTGCAATAGTTTTAAAATTAGGTACAGTTGCACCTTGTAAAACCTTTTGAGGTTGATTTAGACCTTTGATTATGTTACCTATTACTTTAAACGCTTTCATATTAATATTTATCTACCTACCTAATAATTCTCTGGATAGTGTGTATTTTTAGACCCTATTGATGTTGACCCAAATTCTGTTTTATTTTGTGTATTTGAAGCGTCAACATTGTTTTGATTATTGATTACCGTATTACCACTATTTGTACTATTGTTTATTATTTGTGAACCTTTTTCTACACCGTCTGCCGTTATTGTATTAGCAGTTTCAATCTTCTGGCCAGTACCATATTCTCCTTCAGCCTGTATTATCTTTTCATTCATAGGTTTTGCCTGATCTAGTGAATATTGATTTGATATTGTCTTGTAATCAGCATCGGACTTCATTCTATTTTTTTCTCCTCCTAAAAAATCAAAAACATATCCTTCAAATCTTAATTTTCTTTTTATACCTGCGTCTTCTTTTGCCTTTTTATAATCTTCAAAGGTCATTTGTGCTGGTAATTTACCCTCTTTTATACCCCTATCATACTCATCCTCTAATTGTGAGTCTTTTCTAGCAGCGGTATATGAACCATCAATTGCGTCAATGCTACCTTCAAAGTTTGATGGGCTACCCAAATCCGCACTATCTGCTTTGATATTTGCTTCTTCTTTAGGACCAACATTTGACATACCTATTTTTTCAATCACTTTAGCAATACCAATACCAGCAACTGCTGCGGCTGCAAATAAACCTGCTGTAACTGACATAGCACCTAAATTTTTAACAAGTGTTCCTACTTTTCCTGCCTTAACAAAGTCATATAATTTTTTCATACCTAAAACTTCTAGTATGCTAAAACCATCTTTATCATCAATACCTGCTAATTTTTTGTTTCTAGCACCTAATAGTTCGTTTGTTAATTCTGACTCTACAAGTATTCTTTCTAATGTACCACTCGTAGTTTCAAATTGAGTATCTGACTCTCTTTCTTGCTCAACAATTTCTTCTCTATCTGCTCTTGGTACAGGTTGATTGTCAATACCCATAATCCCAGCTGTAGTTTGTTTTGCAATAGTTCTATTCTGTTGAGTTTGACTCGGGTCGTTGGGTTCTGGAAATGTAGTGTCACCCATTTTTCTTGTATCTCTTGCTTCTCTTTTTCTTAAACCTCTTTTGATACGTAATGCTTCTGACTCACCTTCTTCTTCAGCACGTATTGCTCGCTCTATTCTTTTACCTAAAATAGGTATTCTTGTAAGACCTATTCTAGCAGCAAGTTTTAGAGGTTTAAGTTCTTTCTTCAAATCTCTAAATGCAAACTTCAATCTTGTAGATAATTTCAACACTTCTTTTAATCTAGTGTTGGTTTCACCTACTGTTGCTCTAATAAAATCTAATTCTTCCTGATTTAATTGACCAGTACCTTCTATCTCTGCTATACTCTTTTCGGTTGATGATTGCAATTGTAATGCCTCATCATAATCCATGCCTTTAATACTATCAAGGCTGCTGATAGTGTAATTATCAACAAAGTTAATTACCTCTTGTCTGATATTGGCCTTTTCTAACTTGTCTTGGTTCTGATAACCTGCCTTTTTACCTATCGTATCAATATATTCTTGTAACGAATCAGATATGGCAAACTTCTCATCATCCTCCATCTCTTTTTGTTTCTTTAAGATGGCTTGAAAGTTAGGTTTAGGTTTCTTAAATTCTACTTCTGGCATTATCCTATATCTTGTTCTTTATGTTTTACTTTAGATGGTTTACCATTTACATAGATTGCAAACCAACCTGCACCAGCCCCAACGACTACTGAAACTAACCCAGCCTGTGCGTTAGTAGGATTCTCTAGTGCCATAAACCAATTGATTACATCTAAAAATGCCCACCCATAAGCGACCATTAATAGTCTTGGCACTAATCGCCAGTTTGACATTAATTCTGGTATTTCTACTGATATGAAGTGCCATAACGTTCCTACACCGTATTTAAAACCGTTCCATCCTTGTGTAAACATGTTCTTTAAAAAATTCTTCATAAATTATCCTCTTCTTTGTTTTTCTTTTATTTTTTCGTTTTCTTCTTTTATATGTTGCGTAAGCATTTCAACATATATCTCCCTCTCCCATGGTATCATATCTTCTAATTCACTTAAAGAGTATTTATGGTACTGCATTAATGCAAAATTAGTACGGTACAAACTCTCCAGGTTTTCATGCAAGAGGGCTACTGAAAAAAATCTGACGCCCCTTGTAACAATAATGTAAACTCTTTGCCTGATTTAGGATTTTTATACTTAATCAGGTGTGATACAATAGGTAAACTTTCAAAGTATTCTCTTATCTGTTTAAACTGCCTTGTAGTTAAATGTTCTACGTACTCGTCAAGTTCTTCTACAGATAAATCATTTGCTTCGTGTACTTCTTCACCATTGTATATTTGAGCAATGCAATCCCTAACTAAATTAAAAGACAAATCTAACATTGTTCTTTTGTTAGCAATCTGCATAATTGTAGGTACTTTCATTATCACACCATAGTCTTTTTCAAATTCAATCTTTGTGTCAAACTTCTTATCAAGGTCAGGTTTAACATCATCTAATTTTAATTGATAGTCAACAGAAACGGTATCGTCATCTGCACATTTCAATTTCATTTGTATAATTTCACCAACAGATTTACCTCGTATATTTAACCAAAGATATTCAAAATCATATACTGGTAACTTTGTTACGTCTATTTGTGATAATGTACATTGTTGAACAATTTTAATTAGAGCATTGTTCATCTCACCTTCGTCTTTGCTCTCTACAGCCATCAATAAAACTTTTTCTTCTTTTATTAAAAATGGTCTGTATTTTACCTTTACATTATTTGATAAAGTCAAATCGTATTCAGGCACTCTCAAAAATGATAAACTCATTATTTAACTCCTTATATTAATATAATAAATCACGTATGATTTTAGGGTCTGGTAGACCTTTCGGGAACACACGCCCTCCCGTTGTTCGCCCAATAGGCAAATTCTTTTTAAGTGTTTCATATACTTTACGACCTGCTCTACCTATTTCATTACCTATACCAAAAGGTAAGTTATCTAATAGATTACCTTGTATCGCTGTCGTATTAGTTCTATATTCCTCTCTATTAATTTTTGTTATATCAGCTGTACTATTTTGTGCCAAGAAGTTCCATGCTGTGGTAGCATGATTTCTGTATGTAAATGTAACACTAGTTTTAACAATCTGATTTTGAGAGTCATAACTTAATGGTGTAGCAGCAATTGTTTTAGGCCAAACTTCATACATTTGTACTTGATATGATGAGAAACCAGATGAGTCACCTAGTGATTGTCTTAACTGCTGTCTATCTCTTCCTTGATCACCAGTAGGTGTAAAGTTAGCAAGAGCTGCTGTAAATGTTTTAGTTAATGGTGTAATTGTAATCATACATGGTGTAGCATAATCATCATAGTAACCTACGTTGTGTGATAAAGGATCAATAATACTATTCTGCCATGCTTCAAAAAATAATCGTTCTTCGTAATTTATACTTGTATAAAACTCTAATGTAATTTCATTAAATTGTACATTTTTAGCAAATGCTCTTTTAGGACCATAATATGTTTCATTTGTATCATCTGTTATAGTCTTATCAGGTAAAGATACATTTGAACAGAATAGGTCCATTCTTAATTGTAAATTCTTTTTTATCGCAGCTGATATTTTAGCACTCTTTGCCATACGAGCAGCCTGCGATCTACCCATATGATCAGCATATATTGATGTATCGCCAAATGTTAATGCTTTAGGACCATCAATCGTAACCATAAATTGTGTTGGTCTAGCAAACCCACCTGATTGTGTTATGCCTGATCTGAATACATTGTAAACAGAATTGGCATTAGATGAAGCGTTATTTGCTGATATTCGTCTATTGGCTTCTTTTGTGCTGAATTGTGGTTTAGATGGCGGTATGCCTAATCTTATATCTAAATCACCTATTCTTTTACCGATACTTATTAAACTCATTATAGAAACTTCCTACTATCTGAATAAACTACAGCGTCACTTGCCTTTTTAAATCTTTGTACAGGTAAGTATATCGCAATTGCAGCCTCATCAGCATTTATTCTTAAAAATCCTGTTTTACAATATGCATACAGATATTTTTTGATTGTTGGTTTTACAATCTTAATACTTTTTACATCATCATAATTTACATCAAATTTTGTTTTACTATCAAATCTACTATCTGTTGCTGTTGCCTGCATACGTTCTAATAATCTAAATCTCAATAGTGGTGGTAGATAGTGAAAGTTCATACCCATAAACCCACCTGATATTGGTTCTAATGGTAAAACAAGTGGGAACACGTCATAGTATGGTAATGTCTTTCTAAATTTAGGATTGTACCCAAATAAGTTCAATCTACCTACGCTAGGACGACCATTTAGTTTGTTCTCTCTAAACAACTGACCTGCTGTTTTATTACTTGCAATCTTATTTACTTGTGTTCTATACCAAGTAGCAGATTTATCTGTATCCCCAGCTCTTTGTTTTATAGTGTCAAATACGCTTGCCATATTACTATTTATATGACAATTAAAAGGTTTTTAGATGATCTTCGGTAAGTATTTTAAACGTCATATTGCGCTTTTTACACCATGCAAATGCTGTAGCCCATTTACGTCTATTTGTTTCATATGTAAGTAAAGCACGTTTATAGTATGATGATTTTATCTTACCTGGTTTTGGTTTTCTTGTTTGATTTTTAGGTTTGATTTCTATTAGAAATTTTTTATGTGTACCATTAGGTTGTCTTACTTTCATAAAAAAATCAGGATAATATCTATGTATCTTATTATCTACGCCTCTATAATATAATGCAAATTCTTCACTACCCCATTCTACAATCTCTTTAGTCTTATCACAATATACCATAAATCGTTTTTCCCAACTTGACCGATAGACAATGTTATTTACTTGACCTTTGTATTTTGCTTTGTTCAAAGGTTTGAAAATACCTTTGTATGCCCTTCGGTCAATATTAGGAAATTTTTTAATTTTAGTTGCCATTTACTATTTTAGCAGTTTTACTATATTTAATTATCTTTACATCACCATCAATATAAGGTAAAGCACCATATAGTTCTATGTTATCTGATAATACAACACTTGCCTTGTCAGGTTTGCTTGTATTAAAAGCAGCAAGTTGTAGGTCTTTCATTTTATCATCCCACATAGTTTTAAAATCTGCTACTCTATCTTTATAACATTTATGTAAATCAAAAGCGTCAAGTATACCTGTGTGTACAACAACTCTAACTTTTTTTTTATTTTCATTATATAGTTTAGCAGCTCTAAAGATTGCTTTACTAACCTGTGAAAATGATGTTGTCATATACATAAGTTCAGCCGTATCTTTGTAAAGATTACTTGACATCCAAGTTTCAATATCTGTATCACTTGTCCATGACATTATTCTTTTTTGTTTTTTCTTATTCTTGTCATTATAGTTATTATATATCGTTGTTGCAACTAAACTTCTTTTATTTGCTGTTAAAAAAGAATCACCACAAATCTCATTTACTCTTGCCAATATATTATCTAAAGTAACAGGTTTAATCCATTCTTTTTCTAAAGCATTCTCACACTCTAATTGTATATCCTGAATAGAAACAGAACCTCTAGGATCATCTGGTCTGTTAAGAATTAAACCAAACTTACTTGCCTGTTCATCTGTTACACCATCATAGATATTAGCAATTACGTTTGTAAATCCTAAATCTTGTAATATATCTTTTCTAGTGTGGCCTGTTAATGGGTGAAGACCATCGCTCATTCTTCTTAACGCAATAGGTTCATGTTTAAGTTTATAACCAAATTCAGTAATACTATTTTTAACTTCTTTCTTTTTAGGATTACCACCCTCTGCTCTATAAGATTGTGTATTTCTAACTGTACCTTTCCACTTTATGTCTATAATTGGTACAAGGTGTCTACCACCATCTTTACCAAACTTTATTTTATTACCATAAAGATCAGGTCTGTTGTCTTCGTTGATTAATTTTTTTGATTGTTCTAGGTGTTCATTTGAAAATTTATTGTTGTTGTGAACATCAACAACATTTAAGTTATTTGACATTTAAGTCTCCTATGTTAGTTTTAACAAGTTTATTCTTGTTAAGTGTGGGTGCCTAATTAAAGGCACCCTTGTTGAGAAAGTGAGAGAGATAGATTATGAATCGTCTTCAGCTAATTTACTAAAATACGACAGGTCATCGCTGTCGTTAGACGATTCAACTTTCTCTACCGAATTGTTAGAAGACGTTGGTATGTCATTACTGACAGGTGGGAGATCAATATCTTCAACTGACTCGGTACTTCTTTGTCCAGTAAGGGTCTTATTTAGTTTCTCTTTGAGTTCCTCATAAGACTTAAAATTACTTGGATCAACGAAGGCTTTAAGAGCGTATTGAGATTTCCATATCTTGTTAATCTCATCATCAGTATCCTTTAATTTACTGACTGGCTCAAATTCTGATTTATCATAATTCCAGTAGCCATCTACCTTTCTGATTTTTAGTTTAAA